AGGTATTATATCTTGGAATAAAGGTTCATTAGAATTAGAGAACGGGTCAAAAATATCAGCAAACTCAACATCATCATCCGCAGTTAGGGGTGGATCTTATAACGTCATATTCTTGGACGAATTTGCATTCATACCGAATCATATTGCAGATGATTTCTTTGCATCTGTATATCCAACAATTTCATCTGGTCAAAAATCAAAAGTTATAATCGTTTCTACCCCAAGAGGTATGAATCATTTTTATCGTATGTGGCATGATGCCGAAAGAAATAAAAATGAGTATATACCAACTGAAGTTCACTGGTCTGAAGTTCCTGGTCGTGACGAAACTTGGAAAGAACAAACAATTGCTAACACTTCAGAACAACAATTTAAAGTTGAATTTGAATGTGAGTTTCTTGGATCTGTTAATACTTTAATTAGCACATCAAAATTAAAAAATCTTGTATACGAGAGTCCAATTCAAAAAAATGCAGGATTAGATGTATATGAAGCACCCAGAAAAGATCATAATTATTTAATTACAGTTGACGTTGCTCGTGGTTTAGGTAATGATTATTCTGCATTCATAGTTTTTGATATAACTAACTTCCCATATAAAGCAGTTGCAAAGTATCGTAATAATGAAATCAAACCTATGCTATTTCCAAGTATTATTGATGATATAGGAAAAGCATATAACAAAGCATTCATATTATGTGAAGTAAATGATATTGGAGATCAAGTTGCATCTATCTTGAATTATGATTTAGAGTATGATAATTTATTAATGTGTTCTCAAAGAGGTCGTGCAGGTCAGGTTGTTGGTGCTGGATTTAGTGGTAAAAGATCTCAACTAGGAGTTAGAACTACACAGGCAGTTAAAAAACTTGGTTGTTCAAATCTTAAAACTCTGTTAGAAGATGATAAGATACTTATTATTGATTATGATATTATCTCTGAATTAACTACTTTCTCTCAAAAACATAACTCATTTGAGGCAGAAGAGGGATGTAATGATGACTTAGCAATGTGTTTAGTGATATTTGCTTGGTTAGTCGCACAGGATTATTTTAAAGAAATGACTGATAATGATGTAAGAAAGAGAATATATGAAGAACAGAAGAATCAGATAGAACAGGATATGGCACCTTTTGGTTTTATGTCTGATGGTTTAGATGATGATAGTTTTGTTGATAATGATGGTGATTTATGGAAAGTTGATGAATATGGCGACAGATCTTATATGTGGGATTATATGTAATGGACTTAAATGAAAGTAATGTGACCAAATCTTTATCTGAGATTGCTCCTTATATTGAAGCAGACGGAGGATTTGTGGAGTTTGTAGAGATAGAGGAAGGTACAAACTACGTTAAAGTTAGATTAGGTGGTGCTTGTACAAGTTGTGCAATGAGTGCAATGACACTTAAACAGGGTATTGAAAGTAAAATAATGCAAGATATTCCTGATTGTAATGGAGTCATTCAAGTTCTATAATGGATTTTGATGAACAAATGGAGGTAAGTCATTTTGTTCTTACAGAACGTAAATGTCGATATTGTGGTAAAATAAAAGATTTAATAGATGGATTCTACCTAATAAGGAAAAATAAAAGTATTCAATCATCATATTCATATGAGTGTAAAACCTGTACTATTTCAAGAGTAAAAAAATCAAAAAAGAGAATAAGTAACAAGTGGGAATACCCAGATTGGTAGTTCATGCACCGTTTCCCCGATGAAAATGGTATTTTTAATAAATAATTGAAGAAAAAATATCCTGAGATTGGAGAAACAAGATGCCTCTAAATTTAGCATCTCCTGGTATCGTAGTTAGAGAAGTTGATCTCACCATAGGTAGAGTAGACCCGACAAGTGGCTCTATTGGTGCATTGGTCGCTCCATTTACGAAAGGTCCCGTGGAGGAAGCACAACTCATTGAGAGTGAGGAAGATCTATTACAAACTTTCGGACAACCCTATTCAGTTGATAAACATTACGAATATTGGATGGTTGCATCATCATACTTGGCTTATGGTGGCACATTACAAGTAATTCGTGCAGATGATTTTAACACTGCTACTGGAGTTGGTCTAAAAAACGCTTTTGTGGGAACAGCGTCAAGTATTAGAATAAAAAGTGGAACACATTATAATCAATTAGGTTATGATGAAAATCCTATTACTGGTGTAACTGTTGCAGCAAAAACACCTGGTACTTATGCAAACGGTATCCGAGTTGCAATAATAGATGCAAAAGCAGATCAAATATTAACTGTTGCATCTGGTAATACAGTTCCAGTTGGAACTGCTGTTACTCAAACTGCTTACGGTAGAGTTCTCCCAACTCCTACTGGATCAAAAACATTAGACGGTTACGTTAAGGGAGTTGTAACCACAAGCACAGATACGACACTTGAAGTTAAATTACTTTCACACGTTTCTGCTGCTGGAACAATTACACCCGTAGATTATGCTACTGGTGGAGTTTATAACTTTAGTGCAACTGGAACTGTTGGACTTACAACAGCAGGTCAGGCAATAACGTTCTCAGGACAAGATAAAACTTATACACAACAGAAAGACTGGTTCTCACAGCAAAATATTGTATTAACAAGTAAAGACCAAAATGGTAATGCTGTTAAATTAGAATGGGATGGATTAGCAGATGCACCTGGAACATCATCTTTCGTTGCTTCTAGAGGAGGTAGATTTGATGAACTTCATGTTGTCGTAATCGATGATAAAGGATCAATTACAGGTAACGCTGGAACTATTCTTGAAAAGCATCTAAATCTTTCAAAGGCGACAGATGGCGAATATTCAGTTGGTTCAACATCATACTGGAGAAAATATCTCGCAACAAATTCCAAATACATCTACGGTGGTAGTGCTCCAACTGGAATCACAACTATTAGTTTTGAAACAGATGCAACTAATACATTAGACACTGATAATGGTTGGGATCAAGCTGCAGATTCTGCTGGTGCAGGATTTGGTGCTTCTGGTGTATTCACTGATTCACTTGGCGGTGGAAAAAACTACGGTGGACAATCAGATTATACAACATCAGGAGCGTTAAATTCAGGTGTAGATGATTTAATATCTGGTTATGGTCTATTTGAAAACACTGAGGATATTGAAGTAGACTTTATATTAATGGGTGCTGCTCATCATTCTAAGACTGATTCTCAAGCAGTCGCTCAAAAATGTATAGCAGTTGCAGAGGCAAGGAAGGATGCTGTTGCATTCATTTCACCTTATCGTCAAGCATTCTTGAATGATAGTTCAGCAGGTTCTGTTACTGTTAATAACATTGATACAATGACTACTAATGTCATTGAATACTATGGTCCTTTAACATCATCAACTTACGGTGTATTTGACAGTGGTTACAAATACATGTTTGACAGATTCAATAATACATTCCGTTATGTCCCTCTAAATGGAGATATTGCTGGAACGTGTGCTAGAACTGACATTGAACAGTTCCCTTGGTTCTCTCCAGCAGGAACTGCTAGAGGTGCTATACTAAATGCAGTGAAACTTATCTATAATCCAGGTAAGAAGCAGAGAGACATTCTATATTCAAATAGAGTCAATCCTGTCATACTATCTCCTGGTGCTGGAATTGTTCTTTTTGGAGACAAAACAGCATTCGGCAAGTCCTCGGCATTTGATCGTATCAACGTTCGTAGATTGTTTATCTTCCTTGAAGATGCTATCTCCGCTGCTGCGAAAGATCAGTTATTTGAATTCAACGATGAACTTACAAGGACTAACTTTGTAAATATTGTTGAACCATTCCTTAGAGATGTTCAAGCAAATCGAGGAATATTTGACTTTGTTGTTATTTGTGATGAAACTAACAACACTGCAGCAGTCATTGACTCAAATGAATTTATTGCAGACATCTTCATCAAACCAGCAAGATCAATTAACTTTATTGGTCTTACCTTCGTTGCCACCAGAACTGGTGTTGCATTTGAAGAAGTAATCGGTTCCGTTTAATTAACAGAGGTTTAACCAACTATGGCTAGTAGAAATCAGGTCAATCCACCACCATTAAGGACGATTTCCGACTTTAAGAGTAAGTTGACAGGTGGCGGTGCCCGTGCTAATCTGTTTGAAGTTGTACTCACATTCCCAGATGCTGCTCAACCAGCACAGGATGTTCTTGATAAATCAAGATTTTTAGTTAAAGGTGCAAGATTACCAGCTTCAAATATCGCACAGATAGAAGTTCCTTTCCGAGGAAGGGTACTTAAAATCGCAGGTGACAGAACCTTCGATTCATGGACAGTAACAGTTATCAACGATACAGACTTTGCTATAAGATCTGCATTTGAGAACTGGATGAATACAATTAACAAGTTAAGTGATAACACTGGACTCGTTAATCCTGCAGACTATCAAGCAGATGCATTTGTATTCCAACTTGATCGTGATGGTCAAAGTCTTAGAAAATATCGTTTCTATGATACTTTCCCAACTCAAGTCGGTCCTGTTGAATTATCTTACGATGCTCAAGGTATTCAGGAATTTACTGTTGAACTTCAGGTTCAGTACATTGAAATTCTGAAAGGGGATAGTCCCGTATCAGGCGGTGAGAACATCAGCTAAATAGAACATATAACAAGTTCAATTAAAATAATATAATGGCAAAACTTTTTGGTTTTTCAATTGAAGAAACAGAAGATAAATCAGCTTCTATTGTCTCCCCTGTCCCCAAGAATAATGAGGATGGGGTTGATAATTATATTGCAAGTGGATTTTATGGTCAATACGTAGATATTGAGGGTGCATATCGTTCTGAACACGAATTAATTAAAAGATATCGAGAGATGGCTCTGCATCCAGAAGCAGATGGTGCCATTGAAGATGTTGTTAATGAAGCAATAGTTAGTGATCTATATGATTCTCCTGTTGAAGTTGAACTATCAAATCTGAATGCGAGTGATAGTATAAAGAAAAAAATTAGAGAAGAGTTTAGATATCTCAAAGAAATAATGGATTTCGATAAGAAATCTCACGAAATTTTTAGAAATTGGTATATTGATGGTCGTTTATATTATCTTAAAGTTATAGATGAGAAGAATCCACAGGAAGGTATTAAAGATTTAAGATATATTGATCCGATGAAAATTAAATATATTCGTCAGGAGAAAAAAAAGAATGGTTCAGATGATCCATATGTGAGAATTAATAGTAAAGAAGATAGTGTTCCAAATCCTGAGTTTGATGAATATTACATCTATACAATGAAACCAAATTATCCAACAGGGATGATTGCACAAGCAGGAAAAGGTTCAACTAAAATTGCAAAAGACTCAATTACATATTGCACATCAGGATTAGTAGATCGTAATAAAAATCGTGTTCTTTCATTAAGAATGATTGAAGATAGTCTTGTTATCTACAGATTATCAAGAGCACCAGAAAGAAGAATATTTTATATTGACGTTGGTAATCTACCAAAAGTCAAGGCAGAACAATATCTTAAAGAGGTAATGAGTCGTTATCGTAATAAGTTAGTTTACAATGCACAAACTGGTGAAGTTCGTGATGACCGTAAATTTATGAGTATGATGGAAGATTTTTGGTTGCCAAGAAGAGAAGGTGGTCGGGGAACCGAAATCACAACTCTACCAGGTGGACAAAATCTTGGAGAACTTGCCGATATTGAATATTTCCAAAAGAAATTATATCGTGCACTAGGTATTCCAGAGTCAAGAATCGCTGCGGAAGGTGGTTTTAATTTAGGTCGTTCTTCAGAGATATTAAGAGATGAATTAAAATTTGCAAAATTTGTAGGTCGCTTAAGAAAACGTTTTGCTGCAATGTTTAATGATATGCTCAAAACACAGTTAATATTAAAAAATATTGTCACTCCCGAAGATTGGAGTAAAATGGAAGATCATATTCAATTTGATTTCTTATATGATAATCAATTTGCAGAATTAAAAGAAACTGAAATGATACAAGGTCGTTTAGGTAATCTTGCACAAATTGAACCTTATATTGGTAAGTTTTATTCCACTGAATTTGTAAGAAAGAGAATCTTACGTCAAACAGATCAAGAAATTGAAGAGATTGATATGCAGATTGAAGATGAGATTCAAAAAGGTATATTACCAAATCCAGCAGAAGTAGATCCAATCACAGGAGAACCACTACCTCAAGAAGGAAATTTAGGT